CTGATAAATGTCGGCATCATCTTCACTTGAGATAACGCCCTTAATTGGTACCGTTACTGCCATTCGTATCACCTCCTTTAAGGTTAGACTGATCTGGATTAAACTTAGGCGCATCGTCTGGCAAGAATCCAACTCGGCGAAGCAAAAAGTCGGATTGATTGCCAGAAATCGCACCGTTTTTAACGGCATCCCCAACGGCTGCTAAATAGCTGCTTCGATCCTGATCAATGGCCGGCTGAATATCGATTTCAATAGCAGCCGAGAATTTCTCATTTAACTCACTGGCAATAGCCTGTGCATACCGATTAAGACTATTCGCATACATGCCCTCAATCATCGATAAGGATGACTGCTGATCGCCTTGACCATTCAAGTAGCTGTCAGGAAGGTTGTAGACTTTCGCAATCTGCTTGCTTGTCCAGTCTGTCGATGAGAGCAGCTTGGAGACGTCCGAGTTCAGTTCCAGCGGAGCATATGTTGTCAGCTCATCAAGCACAACTGGACCACTATTTGAGGTCGCTTGAGTCATGAATCCTGCCGACAATGCCTGCTTTTCTTTGAGGCTTAACGCCGACCCATTCTTTGCGGTCAACGTTCCGTTAGAAGTAATAGCCTTTGACAGTGCCGATATTGTCAACCCGTTGGCACTGCTTTTGATGTTCAGTTCGCTTTGCAGAGCTAACAGCGGCGAGCGGCCAACTTCTCCACCATTCCCAATGCCGAGCAGTCTAAGATGAATCATGTCCGACTGTGGAACATTGTTCATAACAGAGATGCTTGGCTCATCAAAAGAAATATTGTAAGTGAGTCCAGTGCCATCACTCAAAAGAAATACAGATACCTGAGACGGTCGCAAATATTCAAGACGAACGGGCTGACCGGTAAGCTGGTTGCGCCAAATATACGCATAGGCATTCCCATCAAGTAGCAGTTGTGCAGCCATTGACTGCCAAAATGCTTGCCGGTTAGTGGTTGCTGATGGGTGATCAAGAATCGTTTGTGTTCGTGGCTGTCCTGCTTGCATATAACAGGTTGCCAAGTCAGCGGACAATTGATAAATCGTTGCATAAAGGTCTGAGTTTAGTAAGGCTTTGCGCGCTGGGATATAGTTTGTAGGGTCAATTGCCAACCCGCCAAAATTATCAGCGATAAATGACTCGAGTACGCTCTGATATTGCGGTGCAGCACGATTAGTTGCTTTGTTATTTAGAAATCCAAAAAGCATCATCAGTCACCTCCTTTCTTGGCCTTGCTGATCACGAGCGCTGTTGCTACCAATAACATTCCCAAAATTACTTGTCCAACTAATGGACTGACTGAGAATGCGGCATACACTAGAACGCCAAATCCACATAAAAAAAGAACCGTCTCAATATTTGCAAAGAGAAACAGTCCTACCACTTTCAAGGATTTACTAAATTGTTCAACCAACGGCATCACCTCCAAACCCAAACTGGCCGTCTTCGATCATTTTTTTGAACTTCTTGGGCGTCATCAGTTCAACTTCTTTGGTGCGGTCATTCGCTATTCCATAGTCTTCAAAGTGATACATGCCTTGATAAAGAGCGTCAATTAAGGCATCAACCACATCGATTTTCAACGTTGCTTTGGCCTTATCGACTTGAATCCCGACCTTGTCTTCATATATTTGAGCATTAAGCAATGCTTTTTCCATGATTTTGTCGTCTAATCTAGTGATTGATTTCTCAATAAACATCGTTTGCAAAAACTTAGTCGGGTCTTTCAGTTCACCAGTTCGTTGCTTGACCGGCAAAAGATTCCATCCAGAATTAAGCTCTAACTGTTTAACCATGCGTGTAGCACCCATTGCATCGTATCCAAAGCACATAACGTTCAACCGGTGCTTCTCAACAAAATCAATCAGCCATGTATACACCTGATCATCATTAATGATCCCTTGCGGATGGCTAGTAATTGTGCAATAGCCTTCTTTTGCCAACTCCCTGTAAGCAATACCGTCTTGCTTTTCTTTGGCTTCAATTGATCCAGCCTTTTGCCAAGGAATAAACGAATGTTGAGCAATGTACCAGTGTTTTCCATCGCTATCTTCATACGGAAAAACAAAAGCAAGTGCGGTATTATCGCTGAACATCGAATAGTCAAATCCGATATATACATCTCTACCATCAATATCAAAACTAGGAATAATCGCCCGCTCAATGTCTGCCAGCTTCAAATAGCTATCTGATGATTCTTGCAGCCACATATTCAGGTTCTTGTTTTGAAAGTCTCCAATATTGTTTGAGAGCATGTCGCTATCACGTTTGTCCACCAATCCTTGCATTAACACTTCTCTTTGATCAGGCAAGTCCAATAGTGGATTGCTTTTAACCCAAGTTTCAGGCTTGAACGTTTCATTAAGACTGTCCTGCGCCCATATCAATCCTAAATACGTGTCAGCGTCTCGCTTGTAATCTTGCTCCATGGCTTGCTGAATCGTCTTCTGGTCTTCATGAAAAGGAACACCAGGTTTGGGATAAGCTGTCGAAATCTGAACAAATTGCCGGTTCTTCACTTTGACCTGTCCGGATATGATTTTTGATATCTTATCGCGGCTTTCTACTTCTCCGATTTCATCAAAAATGGCTGTCGTAAAATGATAGCTATCATATTGGCCCGATTCATGGCTGATTGGGCGCAACACGTTATTGTTGTTACGCATAAGGATCTGGTCTGACTGAATACTATGGGTATCCAAGCCAACCTCAGCCGCAAGCGACCTAAAAGGCTCGTTAGCAATGATCTTTTTCATCATTCCTTTGATGTACCCATATATTTTCCCGGTTTGCTTGTAATTAATCGATGCTACTAAGAAATCTTGGTTAGACAATCCCAGCGATTCAACTAAATATGAGTAACACGCAATGATTGACATCATGTACGTCTTGCCTTGGTCGCGTGCAACACTAACAATGGCACGGCTAAACCGTTTACCGCCATCTTGATTACGCCAGCCGATAAGTTGAGACAATATAAAAGCCTGCCAAGGCATAAGCTTGGTAGGCTCTCCGGTATCGACATCCGGGCAAATAGCGGCGAAGTTTAAAATGTTGCTAACCTTGTTTAAGTCGTAATTGAACGGAAAGCTGTGGTCACCTTCTAGCGAACGCTTTAGATCCTGTAGATGCCTGAATGCAGCAAGTTGAATCAGATATCCGGCTTGTTGATCACCGCTAAGAACGCTTAATGCATAAGCTGTCCCCGGGTCCCCAAAGGTACTAATAACTTCTTCAAAATTTCCCCGCTGATAAGCCCCAAGAACATCATGGGATTGTGTTAAGTCAACTCGGTTCACCTAACATCGCCTCCTAAGAACTTCTTCATCTCGGCGACTACATCACGCTTATTGTCAGGCGGTTTAATTGTTGCAAGATCTGCACGGCTCTTAGGTGACAGCCCTAGTTGAATGCCAATCGCAGTCATTTGCTTAGAAGCGTCATTATATATGGCTGTGGCAGGATTGCGCTTATATCCCATGAAGTCTTTTCCAACAACGTCACCAGCACTGTTCTGAACGCTCTTATAAATCTTCTGCTGGACGCCATCTTTCTTGATAGATTCATAGGCTTCACGGTAAATTTCATAAGCGGTGCAATAGTTTTCAACCAAGTTAGCATCAATACGCTCAATAGCTGATTGTTGTTCTAAAACGGGTAGAACACGGCGCCACATTGCTTTGGCAATTCGGCCTAAGTAAGTTGGCGGTGTGGTCGGGAAACCGCCGTTGTGTTGGTCTTTATAAGCTTTCTTGACGATCTCACCCACCTCCTAACTTCGGGCTGACCCCCCCTAGGTAAAATTTTTGAAAATTTGATTTTGCCGCAAGACGACAGCTGGTGTGCGCTCCCCGACTAGAACGAGTATGGGGGGGCCAAAAAAATTCACGTTTGTCATTCTCACTAATGGCGGTCAATCAGTTCAACTATCCGTTTTACGTCATGCAAGTGTGGCGATCCCTTGAGCGCGTTGGCTTGGCCGGTGCCATAGTACATTTTCTCCCAAGCTGTCTTGGCTTGGTGGCATGCCTTGCAGCACGTGACAAGGTTAGACGCATCACTCATGCCGTTAGCATCAGCTTCGATTGGCACCACATGATCAACGATGTTTCCTTGTGCCAGCCTTCCACGTGCTTTGCAGTATTGGCATAGATAGTAATCTCGATCAAGCACCAGCTGTCGAAGATGCTTCCACTGTGGTGTCTTGTAGAACTTGTACTGTTCACGCTTGATGGCTGAACGATTGCGAGTGATATGGTTATACTTCCAATAGTCACGTTTGGTTTTAAGCGTAGCTTCAAGAGACTGGTGCGGCGTGCAGTAATGTGCCGGCCACTCAACCATATTGTGGCAACCAGCGGCACGACAACGATGTACTCTTGGCATGTATGTCACTCCTCATGCAATCCAATGACGATCGCCAGCCCTATCCAGAATACTAGCCAGATCATCCATGCAATCAGTGGCATGAATACTAGCAACCAACCCCATGCAATCAATCCGAATAGCTTGGCCAGCACAAAGACTAGCGTCAACAGCAATAAAAAGTAATACACGTATTCTTCCTCCAATATTCAGACAACGTGTTTAAATAGACGATTTGTTTATTCCTTCTATTGCATCTGTTCACCTGCTGAAATATAATGAATGTGAACAACAGTTGTATGTTGTTCACCCCCTAACACCCATTTCATTCATTACAACGATGTGTGTGCCCTTGGTCCCCCAACCGAGGGCTATTTGTTTGCATTATTTAATAAATCTGTGAGATAATGCCAGGTAAAGGGAGGTGATATCTATGAGCTTAGATGGTAAAATTGATAGCACTAAGGACAAAATCTCCGGTAAAGCCAAAGAAGTTGAAGGTAAAGTTACTGGTGATAAGGCCCGCGAAGCACAAGGCAAGGCTGAAGGCGTACTTGGCAAAGTAAAAGAAAAATTAGACGATGCCAAAGATGCCGTTAAAGATACCGTTGATGATGTAAAAGAAAAGTTCGATAAAGATTAATCTCTTGGCCGGCATTTGCCGGCTATTTGTTTGCACAAAAATAGCACCTCACCGTTTGGCGGAGTGCTATTAAGTGTTGCTGTGTTCCCTATTTTGTAAAACCTATTTGACGCATCTTAGGCAATTGCTGCTTTTCCGCTTGTTGCTGGTATACCGGTTCGTCAAGCGTAAGCAGTGATACAACATTTCTTAAGAAATATTTTTTCCCCAATTGGTTGTGGTCAACTATATATCCCTGCCCGTTTTCAATCTTAGGAACAACATTGAGATCGAAGTATTCTGGGCGTTCCTTAATTTCAATTGTTTCTCCATCCGCCATCGTTAAAATATAATGTGTCACAAAAATCACCTCCCAACAAATAGTACTCCAGCATGAACTGGAATACTACATTGAGGTGATAATTAAGGCACGAGAGTTGGATTCGAACCAACGGTTAATGACGTAGTTAAATGCGGCCGCATTCCTCCATAATCGTCATTCAGGGCAGGTGCTGTGTTTTAGACCACTCAGCCATCTCGTGCAACGCAACCGCCGGGATTCGAACCCGATAAACTTGCCCGTGCACTTGGGTAGTTGTCCGTGTGAGCCGTTAGGCCTTCAGTTGCTCCTGCTTCTGCTATCCGAGGCGATGGTTTCTGAGCCCTCGGTTGCGGTGGTTCCCACATTACCTTGAAGCGCAAGGCATGTGACCACGCTTTATATTCGCCCACTATACGCACTAGCAAACACGCCGGGCTTTACCGGTTATATCGCTGGTCGGGATTTGCACCCGACATGACACATTGTAGATGGCTTAGGAACGGATATGGTCACAATTGACTAACTCCACAGGCGAATTACTATTCATCTACTTTTTAAGGCTGGCAACTACTCAGTCCATTTATGTTCCGCCATTTACGTTGCCTTGACACCAAGCCTTCGTCTATCACCCATAGCGTTTACCTGTTCCGCCACAGCGATTTGCTCGCTCGCCCAGTGTCAGATGGGATCATCGCAAGCTGTGTCCGGTCGCTAAACTAGACAATGTGGCCGGCAGGATTTGAACCTGCAAGTGATCACCTTTGCTCGTCATCATAAGATTGGCGAACTGCTCTACCATTGAGCTACGGACCCTTTGGCTGTCTCTTGAAACATTGCGCTTAACGCTATGCTTCCGAACAACCAACTCCACCCTGCTACTCATCGTCATGGTAGGCTTATCGTGACATAGGCTTGCGCCAGAACTTCACGGGTGAAATTTGATGGGCGAGATCCTTACTAGCCCCATCTTGAGCACGTCTGCTGCTTTCGTCCTGTCAGTCCGCCAGGCTCGCTTTGGGCGGCCTGCGTCGGAGTAGCAGCTCCGGCTATCCGCTCCGGCTATCCATTGAAATTATTTGTGCGCACATTGTGGATATACACATAAAATATATTCGGCGGGTGGACAGATTTTCCGCCTATGCGATGCGGCGGAGTCGAACCACCGTTTTTTTGCCGTTCATCGCACCTGATTGGTATCGTGCTTACTCTATCAA